ACTCTGTAATTTCTTTCAGAGTGTTTAATGTCAGGCGGGGTATGTTCTTTAAATCTGTAAATAACCCACGTTACTATCGTTAGAATTATGTTACTCATTTTTCGAGCGGAATTATTTTCATTTTCTTTCCTTAAAAAGTGTAAAAAAACAGGGCGCACTAAGGAACGCGCCCTGCAAGGACGAATCAGCCGTAGGATTGCCATACGAAGCGTTTATACTCGCTCTCTACGGTTACGAGTTTAGATTTCTTTTATGCAATTATCCCTGCACCCATTACAACATTTACACAGTGTTTTTTCGTCGTCGTATAAATCCTGTTTATAGGGACAAAGGTGTTCCGGCTTTGCAAGTCTTTCATTACACGACGGACATCTTTCCTGCTTATCAAATTCCGGTTTTTCTTGTAGGAATTTTACCAAATTTACTACATTTTCCGGTCTTAGTGCGAGTTCTTTTCCGTCAAAAACTATATGCAAAAGTTTATCGGCTTCAGTGTAGAAAAATTTAAGTTCCACATCTTCAGGGTAATTAAATTTTAGGTACTTATTCATTTAATCCCCTGCTGAAAACTTGGTGTTTCCACGACGTGCCATAAATCGGCTTTCAGACTTTCGACAGTTTCATCAAGACTATTTCCCGTCAAATCGGAAATTATTTCGTACTGGAATTCTTCATCGCTGTCATGGATTAGCATAACCGTTTCGTAAATGAACTGCTTATCTCGCACTGACCAATTAGCCATTAAGATTATGTAATCCTTACTCTTATCGAAAACGGGTTTTTCTTTAGTCCAAGACATTTGTTTCCCTCTCTGACGTGTTAAAGTGAATAAACCTGTTTTACCGTCATTTCATACGCCGCTTTTGCGGCTTCTATTCGTTTTAGCGCGTCGAAAGCGAACTCTGTCATAGTTGTTATCGTTTCCGCTCCGTAGGCGCGGTCGTAGGTGTTTTTGTACTCCGAAAACCCGCTTTCGTTTTCAGGGATATTGAAATACATTGACTTGCTTTCCGACGGAATTATCAGGTCGTCGTCAAAGTAATTTGGTTTGTACGCTCCGATGTTAAAGGCAATTCGTAAAACAACTCTATCATGGTCGTCTATTTCCGGTAAAAGACATATATTGCAATTACCGTCTAAGTGCTTCGACAAATCCGAGTAAAACCGGACGCGCTCAATTTCTTTGCTGTAAAGGTCGTAAAAATAAGAGAGTTCTGCCGATTGAAATGCTGTCATTGTATTGCCTCGCTTTCTTCCATTTCTTCCGTAAATTCTTCCACTTGTTGCACTTCCGGCGACGGGAAATAAAACTCGTCATTATCTTTGTGATATTTAAGCCCTAATTCCCGCGCCCGTGCTTTCACCATTTCGGAAACAGCCGATTTGATTTCGGCGGGTAATTCTCTGACTGCACGGAACATAGGGTTAAATTCGTCGGCTGTTTCTATTGCTTTTATTTTCTCGCTCCATTCGGATAACAGCAAGTCCCGTTCGTCGGATACGGGGATAAGACGGGGCGGCTTTTCTTCGGTCGTTAGCATAGGATTATTTTCGTCATGCAAGCGAAACGCCGATAAGACATTTTCCGGCAAATCGGGTTTGGGAATATATTTGAACAGCCGCCGAATAACGGTTTTTTTCACCATTTCCGACGGGTTACTATTCCAAACGCCGCTCTTACTACCCGCCGCTATTTTATCTATTTCAGAAATGTGCATTACTTCAAAGTGTTCGCCGCCGCCGACAAGACTTGCAACGGCATAGGCGCAAATAACCGCGCCGCGTTCCTTGTCGGAAAGCATAGCAGGAACATGATGTAAAAACGGTTGCGTTCCTTGCGAGAATTGAAATTCGTCTTTTTCCCTGACAACATCGGCTTTCACGGAGCGGACATAGCCCGTATTTGCCATTAGATAAATCATACCCTTGTAACCGAGTTCCAAGATTACGCGGCTTGCACGCGGCACAAGATAGGCGTAACCCAAAACAGGATTTAGACTTAGCCCTGTCGTTGCGACGTTGTAAATCGCCATTTGCAACGATTCGGGGGCTTTTCGCGATGTGTCCGCAAGTGTCGAATTAAGAGAAATTGCTTGCAAGGCATACCCGTACTCCCGTTGAAAATCCAATTTCAGATTAGGTACGCTTTCAAAATCAGACTGCACGGAGCGTATTATTTCCGCTTCTTTTTTGTTAAGAACTGCGAGTGCTGTTGTGTTGTTTTGCATGGTGTTAAGCGGTTAAAAGTTTAGGTTCTGACAGCATTGATTCTATACATAAATCCCTATAAATCTCGTAGAGTTCGAGAGCGGTTTCCCTGCTGATTGCAATAATACGACCGTTGCAGATTACGGTGCTTGTTTGACTTTTTTGGTCGTCTATGTAAAGGTACGCCCTTACTTTTTTATCCCCGAAAAAAAAGTCAAGCAACACAAGCCCCGCACCCGTAAGCCGTTGCTCATCAATCATATTACCAACATCAATTTGCTCAAAAATCGGCTTTAACGCCGCAAGTGCTTTTTCGTCTGACATTTTCGTTCTCCTTAATTAAATCGTGAATATATCCGACAAGTAATTTTTTGCGAGTTGTTGCTTTTTCTCCAATGTTGCGAAAACGTGGTAAATGCTTGCACGTCCTGACGTGCCTATGCCGTATCTCTTAATTGTGTAAGACGATATTTTGCCTGACTTGAAAGAAAATTCTACACAGATATAAGTACGAGAGTATTTATACGATTTTGCAACTTTCGGCATTTCAGGCATAACAGCAATCAAAATGCCTTCATCTAAATGTTTTTTCAAAATGCCCTTTTCGGACAACGCCGCCGTTAGCGCGGTTTCGATTTCTTTTTCAGACAATGAACCTTGTGTAAGTTTGCCATTTGCTTCTGTCAGAGCGGCAAAGAAAGCGGTTTCGATTTTCGCGTTTTTGAATTTAATTGCTTTCATGATATTTCTCCTTAGTTTTTGCCCCGTCGTCGGTGGTAGCATACCGCGTTAATTAAATCCGTGTAATTTTTACCCAACTACCATACCCGCTATACTCTGTGTCTATCCTTTCAATAGCGTTTTTTTCGGAAATTGCTACGATTGTAATAGCGTTTCCGCTTACAAATTCTACGTAAAAAGATGTTTCCATTTTCGCCCCTTAGTGTTTAGTTTGTAATACCGTGCCATTTTCTTGTTACAAAAATACGGCTTTTCTACATACAATCCAAATTTATTTTTCGTTTTGAGAAAAAAGTTTCTTAGTCTTTGAAATTCGGGAAAAAAAGTTCCCGCGCCCCGCCAAACTCGGAAGCATCTTCGTAGGCAGGCCAAAAGTCAAGCGCAACCGCCGCCTGTAATTTTTCGAGTGCATTCAGGTACTCTGTCCGCCCACGCTCAATTACCGAGTCAGAAACTACATAGAGTTGCGAAATGTAAGGCGGTTTCTTTTCTTGCGCTATGTAATAAAAAGCCGCCTTCCGCCCCTGTTCGGCTGTCAGAACGTCGGAGTAGAACGCCGCCTGTATGTGGTATTTCCGCCTGTAAGCGTCCATTCCGAACGCTCTCGGACTTGCGTCTATCGTGGTTTTCAGGTCAATTGCCATGCCGCCTTTCACGTAATCAAATCGGCATTTACCTTGCAAATTGCCAACGTCGAAATGGAAACTTACCTCAGTTTCGCCCCCTGTTAAAAGTTCGGCAATATCTCTATTTTGGTACAGGGCGGTACGCATTTCTTTTATGGTTTCGTAAATAGCACGGGTTATGACGGTTTGCCCCACACTTGCCGCCGCTTCTAAGAAATTCGCTTTCCATTCCTTATTTTTATTGCTGGTCATATTTTTGTCTTTTTCCGTTCGTTCCGCTTCGTCTAAAATAGCGTATTTCCGGTAAAACTCGCTATGTTCCAATATGAAACAGTGGTAAGCCCCGCCGAAGATTAACGCGTCGCTTTCTTCCGTTTCGCCCTCTTGCCGATTTTTGAAATGGCATAGCGATTGCCCTGCAATGATTTTTAGCCCCGACGCGGAAATACGGGTTTTGTCGGCATGGTATTCGTCGTGTGTCAGTAAAACGCGGCGGACGTTTGAGATTGTCATTATTTCCCCCCGCAAAGTGCCGCAAGCGCGGCGAAATAGAAGGCAATTGCAAGCGTCGCAAATACCGCTCTTTTCAGTTTTTCGTAGTGGCTGAACCCGACGGGCTTTTGTTGGAAGTGCTTAGTGTAAGGTCTCATTTTCTTTTCTCTAAAAGAAGTGTTAAAAAAGTGTCTAATTTCTTCGGCTCTGTAAATGTTTTGAGTATAATCTCGCAACGGTCGTGCTGATTAGCAACTTGTATAACTACGTAATCTTCATCAATACGACCGAAATAATAACGCAACTCTGTTTTATTTAGGCGATACAATTCTCTATAATTTGCATCGCCAAAGTGTTTTTCGAGAATTTTATGCAATTCATTTTTTTGCTTTTCATTCCACCGCTCCTAATTCTGTTAAAAAATCGGCTATATTCTGCGTTGCCTGTTGCCCGTAAATGTTACCCAAAATACGACGATTTGAAGCGTCAATGAGGGCGGCAATTTCGGGCGCGGTTCGGTTTCTGAAAATCGAATCTAACATAGACTCAATTTGAATGAGTGTTTCGTCATGAATGAGAGTATCACCACCGGAATGGTTTATGTATCCTTTGAAGTTTTTTAACCGTATCATTTCATCGCCTTTCTGTTTAGTTGTTATTATTACGGTTTCAATTTTAGCCAAAGTTCTGTTTTTGCCTGTTGGATTTCTTCGGGCGTTACTGTAGCAGAATTACAATATACGCCGTCGTCATCGGTACAATAGGCATGAACCGCGTAACGAACATTGTCAAATAGATTTGCGATTAGACGAACTTCGATATAAACCGTTCCGCGTTCGTCTGTGATTTTCTTTGTGTGTGTCATCTGATTTCCTTAGTATTTAGTGTTTGCCGTCGTTTTTCTTGTTACAAACTTACGGAACATTCCAATACAATGCAAATTCATTTTTCGTTTTGAGAAAAAAAAGTTTGCCAAAGGGCGAAATAAAAAAAGTTTGCATTTCAAAAGAAAAAACTTGCACGGTATTGTAAAAGTTCGTAATTTTGTACCACAGAAACAGAAACAAAACGGAGAAAACATGAAGCCGAAAATCAAATTTATCGTTACATACGCGCTTATAGGCAAAACAGGCATACGCGACACGAAGGAAATTTCCACATCAGCAGACGGAGCAATTGCAAAAGTACGCCGTTATTGGAAGAAAGCCGGACGCGCTATTAAAGTGTTTTGCGTTACGGAGTGCGGGGTGCAAGCATGACCTACACACTTAAATTCATAATAGACGTAATAACCGAAGAAATGGAATTTGCGAAGGCGTATAGAACCTACTCCGACTATCATTCCCTTGTCAAACTCCGTCAAAAATTTTGTGAAATAGACAACGAACTTTCAAGAAAGGAAACCGAAAATGCTACTCATGACAACTGACGAACTGAAAAAAGTACGACATCTTTTTTCCCTGCAAAAACTTTGCTCTTTAGCAGGGCTGAATTACCGGAAACTTTACAGGCAAGTTTTATTTAAGCAGGGTTGCAATATGCAACTAACGCCCGAACAATCCAACGCGCTGAAGGTTGCGGCTGTAAGCGAATTAAAGGCGGCGGGTTTTACGGCTGCTGATTTTACGGAAGGGGCTTAGGTATGTTTCCGGCTATTAAATGGAGTTATATCGGAAACGGACAATTGAACGGGGCAATAAACGGCAATTCATTCTGCACTATTACCCGTACCATTTTCGGTAGTTACTACATTATGCCACTGTATGGAATTGGCAAGTGCTATTCATCTAATTTGGGTATTAACCAAACCGTAAAACAAGCCGAAGAACTTTTTAACGCATGGCGGACGCAAAACGCCGTATTTTTCAGAGAGGGATAAGAATGATACAAATCATAATAGAACGCGCCCCGACAAAAACCGGACGGGCGTTATGGTATGCTTATTGCATGAAACAGCCGATTGAACGCGGCTACGAGTGTTTTTCTTCGCTATGCAAATTGACAGAGTTTTACAAAACTGTGGATTTGCAAAAGACGGAAGAACGGCAAGCGGGTTATCCTGTCTATACCGCGCAAATTTCGGAAGACTTTATAGTGAAGAAGGGCGGGGGGAATGAGGCAGTCTAACGGAACGGAAACGCCGGAATACTTACTCGGTTATCAGTCAGGATTTCAGCATTGCGTATTATACAACGATAACGCACTATTGTGTTTTCGCGGTTCGGGCGAATGGTTTGTAGTTCGCTCTGTATATGACGAAAACGGCAAATATCTCAAAGGCACAACGATTTACGAGGGGTTGCAAGTTACCGACGCTCTAAGGATTTTTAAGGAACAAGCATGAAAATCAAAACCCTGCAATACAAGCGTTTAGGCAATACCCTAAGCGTTACCGACGGGGCAATAAACGCCGCAATTCACAAAAACGCGCCTACGGAATTTGAGGTAGTTTTTTTCTTCTGCAATCGGCGTTATCCACGTCAGATTTGCACAAGTGAAAAGGAAGCGGTAAAAGCGGTGCAAAGTCTATATGAAGCGGCTATTTGGGAGAAATTTTTTGAACAAACTTAGAGAGGTAGGGGATGAGAGTTTTATTAGATAAGGAACAGGGCGGAAAACTTAATACGATACTTTACGCGCAAATCTTTTTTAAGCGGTGCGACGAATCTGTCATTAGAGATAATTTTGCAGTTAAGTTTCGCGCCGCAAATAAAGACGAACGCGATTTTTTAGGATTATCTACTATTGTAGAGGTAAGCGGAGCGGGTTGTTTTGCAGAATTTTCCGCCAAAGATTGCTACCTCGAAAACGCTCCCGACATCGAAACATTACGCACTTTTCTGTGCAGTGCGACGTTTTACATTGCAACAGAACAACTAAAGAACGCTTTTACCATAACTCAATCCGAACTAACCGCCGAAGAAAAGCAGCACTTTGAAAACTACGTAGCCGCCTGTAATGCACTCGGATTAGAGCAAAATTACGGCGAATTAGTGGCAATTACCATTGAGTTGAAGGGGGAATTATGACTGAGTACTTGCTTATTCAAAACGTTCAAGAGCCAAACAGTTCTAATTTCTTAACAACAAGAATAGCAAGGATTTTGGCTAAAAACAAGAAAAGTGCAATACGACTATTTATCAAAGAACATAAAAATACAGACGTGGTTGAATCCGGTACTATTTTCTGCCTCGAAATGAGCGAAATACCATTAATTGTATAGATTTATCAAAGGGAAAATAAAAAAATGATTTCAATAGAATTACGTTACGGGTTGAACATAAAGCATTACCATAACGGCGAAGTTCTTATTTCGTCAAACTACTATTTTCCCGAAAACCCGACAGAGAAAGAAATTAGCGATTGTAAGGAAAATAGGCATTACGCAAGATTTCCGAATTGGCGAAATTATAGAGAGGTATGTTCTGTGTTTCAAGACGTACAAGTAATAAAGAGGGATTTGTAATTACCCGCAATACGTAATCACCCGCAAGAATCCATCAGCGCCATTCCCGCCCGCGCCGGAATTTACACCTGTAACGGAAGAACCACCGCCGCCGCCGCCCGCTCCATATTGCGCCCCGCCGTTACCACCGTTACCACCCGCCACAGTTCCGGCGGAATCACCGCCCGCGCCGCCGCCGCCGCCGCTTGACACAAGGTACGTATTCGATGAATTGCCGTTGCCGCCGTTTGAACCCGCCGTAATGGAGGCAGAACCCGCCGCACAAATAGTAGAGCCGGACGCGCTTAGGACATTGCCGCCCGTTGAAGGGTTGCGTAAAGTGCCGGAACTTGAAATAGTGCCGCCGCCGCCGCCTGCACTTGACAGTAATGTCATGTCAGCACCATTTGAGGCATTGCTCGAATTGCTCGCACTTGCCACACCTTGCGAGCCGTTGCGATTGCTAAACCTATTGTAATTTGTCATAGCCGCGCCGCCAATAGCCGAGCCAACGCCGCTAATTATTCCGCCTAAGCCCTTGTTGCCGCCCAGTGCCGTAAGCAAACTCCCGAAACTTGTAGCCCCGCCGTCGTTACCGTCATTACCCGCGCCGTTGGCAGATTTAGCCGCGCCGCCGCTCCCGCCGCCGCCGATTGTTACTGTTTCCGAACTGCCACAGTCAGACGATATAAATTCTGCTATGATGGTTTGCCCCGTTGCGCCGCCGCCGCCGCCGCTATGATTATTTCCCGCCGCGCCCCTTGCTCCACTACCACCACCACCACCCGCGCCAATGGCAGTAACAATGACGTAGTGCGCCCCTGCGGGTTTTGTCCAAGTGCCGGACGTAGGAAAATCCTGTATATCCACAGAGCCGCCGCCGCCCGACGCTGTTGTTAGTTCAATTGCGCTACCGCTTGCATTTATCGTTATTGAACTGTCAGGGCTTGTAAGCGATACGTTTCCGGTAAAATCGGTACTATCCGCCGTTATTTTCTTTACGCCTAAATTCGTTACTGTTACAGCGCCCGTACCGGCTGAAACGCCGATACCACCTGTTTCCCCCGTCAGAGAGGTAACGCCGGAATTGCTGATTTGAACTTGATTTGAAAATGAATCAATCCCCGACGGACTTAGAGAAATACCCGTACCCGCCGAAATGTTTAGCCGCCCTGCATTGTATGAACCCGCAATTCCCGCTTTCTGCAATCCGTTCGGCTTAATCGTAATATCATCAGTCCCGACAACAAAATTTTCCGAGTTCGTAATCTTAAATTGAGTTTCCGCCCACTTTGTGCCTTCTGCCACATTTATCACTGCAAGAGGCGTTAGCGGTTGTGCCGAACGTTCTAATTCGCCCGAACCATTGACCACGTACAAACCGTTTTCAGACGCGGTACTTTGGAGCGGCAAAAGTACCACATCACCCGTAACAAGACTTGTGCCGTCCGGCGTTGCGGGACTTGTCAAATCTGAAACATTGGCAGAATAGGCATACCGCGCCGATAACGGCATAGTTGCCGCCGTAGTGCCGCCTGTTTCGGGCAATACCGTTGCTTCGTAGGTGTTGCCGCCTAACCTAAGCGATTCGGTTAAATGCCTTGCTGAAATGCTTCTCGGCTTTATTCCTTCGTTAAGTGGCATGGTTAGTAATCCCCCTTTATTAAGAACTTTGCCGATACTGTTGCCTTGACAACATCTATTTTCGATTCAAGCAAAATGCCGTCCGTTTGCACAAAGGATAAGTACGATTTGAAACCTGAAACGTCGGTTGTCCATAAATCCCCTATCCATTGCGGAAAATAGAATTGCAGTTTGTCCGGTCGTGTTGTGTCGTACTCTAATACCGATTGCCCTGCACCCGAAAAACAGGTTAGTATTGCGCTTGCAAGGGTAAACGGTAGGCACGTCTGTTGTTGCCTTGCGATAAAATTTCCTTGTATTCGGCGTATTGAATTTACCGCTTCACTTATTGCTTCCGAACCGTCTATAATCGTCGTAGCCGCCGGATAAGCAATCGAAGCGAAACCGAACGTATTTCCCGCTCCGTCGTAGAGTTCAACGTAATCGTGTACCTTACCTAATGTGTCGTCTATTGAGGCCGGCGGAACTTCTGCGACGTAGAACAATTCGCCTTGTTGCGCCCCGCTCCGTTGGAATGAAGCCCAAGACGGCGTATTGTAATCCCCTGTATAGATTACCTTTGTTGCTTGTGGTATGTTATGCCACGCCGTCGGAACGTCCCAATCGCTTTCCGAATCCGTTCCAACATCAAAAACCTCCGTCTTATCCAATTCATCAGAGCCGACGCTGTAAACGTTTGTCCGTGCCGCCCGTAGCATCATTCCGCCAAGTTCCAATTTCGCGGTATCAATTTCAATATCGGAGAGTGCGATTTCTTGCCGTGTGTCGCTTGTCGTCTTGCTCCACAAAGGTACGCAATAACACTGCAAAGTTTTGTAATCCGAATTGAAGAACACCCGCTTTGAAAATGTACTTTCTGCAATCTCTTTATACATATCGTAGAAATTGCTGTATTTGCCTAAGAACTTACTGTCAGTCAGGCAATGATAGAGCGTTTCACCGTCTTTGCGGACGGCGTATATGAAATACATATCGCTCTCGCTTGTAATGTCCGCTCCGACGGTATTTGCCGCGTCTTCTAAGGTTTGTTCGTAAAATTGCACAACCGCGTCAGAGCCGCCTAAATCCCCAAGAAAGGGCGCGATTGTAACATTGGCGGAATTGCTCCGAACCAAATTCCGATACATTGCTTTTGCAGTAGAATTTGCCGCCGATATGAAATTGGATAGCGACATTGCATAGACATGATACCCGTCCGGCGGCGCGGCTTCACCAATTACTTGGTAGTTCGTACTTCGCTGGTCAAGCGTAAAGCGGTAACACTCCAAAGAAACAGGATTAGCGAATATGTCAAGCATACCCAATGGTAATTGCTCTAATAATACGCGCTCAATGCCGTAAATGTCAATTTCGTAGAATGAATCGCTATAATTTAATTCAAGTTTATTTGTCGGCGTTTTCCGTTGTCCGCCCTGAAATACGACGGTTGCGCTTGACATAGTAGCACCAGAATCACCAAAATCAGAACGGAGCGTAAAGATATTGGCAGTATTGAAAACGTACCTTGCAAGCCGTATCGGTGTCCATGCCGAACCGCCCGTCAGTATATCCCCGCTTGAATCGTACATACCGGATTGCAAAACAGGTTGCAAAAGGCAATCACGTAAATCAGTCCATTCCGACGCTCCTGTTAGTGCGTCTAAATTCATTTTCAGTTTCATAGCAGGCGTTTTTGGCAGTCCTAACGGGTGTGCATCAAAACCGCTCTCAATGGTAATTTCATCGGCAAAAACGCCCATATCGGCGGTTATGGTGTAATCCGTAAGCGTCGTATGGTTCGTAAGGTTTTGCTTCTGACGCGGCAAGATTTCGAGCCGATACCGCCAAAGATTATGTGCGGTAAATTCGTAGATATAGCGGTTGTCTATGTAGGTTGGCATTGCGACAAGGTAAGAGAGAGTTAAGAAAAGAGGGCGTTACCCTACTGCCGATTTCAGCGCGGTTATATTCGCAATTTCATTGCCGCCGTCCCACTCGGGTTGAATGTCAAACCGGAAACCGCCGACTTTTACCTTACCGGACGGAAACGCCGTCAAAGGATAATTTGTTTCATCACTCCAACGCGGCGGGGAAACAAGCCCCGAAGTTGTTGCCTCTTTTATCCACTTATGCGGTTTTGCATTAACCGTATTTATTGCGTACTTTATATCTTCTATCGTAAATTCGGCTGCGTAATCATTCGTAGTAAATGGAAACGCTTTTATTACGTAGGTTATCCGTTGTTGTACGGGTTCTTTCACCGTACCATCTGCATAGGTAACGGTATCCCCTATAAGTTCGGTACTCCATTCGATACCGAGTATCGGAATTTCAATCGAAACTTGTCCTGTTGTGTCCGCCGCGTCTGTAGCCCCTGCCAATTTAATCCAGTACATAGTTAGCCCCTTGTTACGTTTCTTTTTCTTAGACGCTCAAATGTTGCGGTAATGTTATTGCCATCCGTCTTGAGTTTCCCGCCGACAACCTCCATCGGCTTTCTGCTTTGTACCGACAAATCCTTGTGCATTGCCTTGACCGACTTTGCTACCGACTTGATTTCAGCAGTCATATCTTGCATTACCACGATATTTTGCACTTCCCGACTTACACCGCTTTGGACGTTGATTACAGGTCGTTGCATAACCGGAACTGGTGCAATTTCCGTCATTTTCGCGATTTCAGCAGGCGTAAAATGTTCGTGCATAAGAGCCGCGATTTCAGCCGCGCCCGTATTGTTAAGAACGCTCCGAAGGACATCCCCGCCGCTGTTAATTGCTACCAACGTATCGCGCCACGTATCGGATTGACGGGCGTTGATAATCGCCTCACGCGGCGCAACCCAAAGTGGTATTGTGTCCGTATTGCCGCGCGGTTTGTTGTAAGTTCCAGTTATCCCCTCAGGCGCGCCGCCTTCTGCGCCTTTTGGTTTTGCAAGTGCGACAAGCCCGTAAAGAAGTCCGGTAGTTGCCGCCGTTGCTATTGGCCCGAGTATTGGCCCGAGTTCCGCAAACGTAGTTCCGAAGATTTGAGCAACGAAAATAGGTACTAAAGATTGCAAAGTTTCGTAAGCAGTCTGTGAAGCCGCCGCGCCGAAGTTTTTGCCTTCGATTGCCGCCGCGCCCAACGCCGCCGCCGCGCCGCTTGCAATATCTGTATATGCCGAAATTATTTTTTCGCCGCTTTTTTCAGTGTTTGCCCCTTGCGTTTTTTGGACATCTGCTAATTCCGTCGTCAATTTTGCTTCATCTTCGGCGCGTCCTTCTGTGTGTGCCTTAGAAATATCGGCTTGCAACTTTGCTGTTTTTTCCGCTAATTCGGTTGATGTTTTGCCGCTATTATCGCGCAACCTATCTAACCGCGCTTGCAAATCTTTTTCAACCTCAACTTTGCCATCGGCACGGGCTTTGTCTATTTCGATTTCCAAATCTGCCATTTCCTGCATCAGTGCGACGCGGTTTTCTTCGGTCGTTTTAATAGCAGAAAACGCCGCAAAAGCCGCCGCTTTTTGTTCGTCTGCAATGCCCTTCAAAGTTTCGGATAGAGTAGAATTTACCGCGCCCAAGACGTTATCTAAGACACTTGCACCCCGTACCGTTTCCGCCCGTTGTTCATCAAGGTCGTTAAGTTTTTCGAGATAATCATTGTAACTGATTTCCCCTTTTTTGAGTTGCTTGTCAAAATCGGCGGCTTGCTTGTCAAGTTCTGCTTTCTTTTCCGCCGTTCTTTTTCGTTCTTCTTCCGATACAGTTTGCGTAAATGCTTTCTGTAATCTTTCCTGTAAAGACAGCGCGGCTTTCTCCAAATCGAAAGCCGCTTTTCCATTTCGGAGCGCGTCAATTTGTTTCTGAAAACGCGCTTCAATGACAAGCCGCCCCGTTGCGGTCAGTGCTTCGTTTTCGAGTTCCTTATCGCGCTGTTTTTCGAGATTAAGGATTTTCGTTTCCCGCTCTCTGACAGCATCATCGGCAATAGAAGCAATTTCCGCCTCTCTACGCTGTATGCTAACTTTTTCTAAAACGTCGGTTAGTTTCTTTTCTGATTCTTCCCGTACTTTCGTAATCGTTTCCAACTCTTTTGTAATTTTTTCTTTTACATCAGGGTCTGTTGCAACTGCGAATTTTGCCTTTAGCGTTTCTTCCGTTCGTGAAAGCGAAATTAACCCTAATTGCACCTTTGTTTTGAACGTTTCCTTGTCGGGAAACTTAAAAGCGGTTTCGACGTTTATCGTTTCCTTAAGCGTTTTTTCGTCGGACTTTATACTTTCAGAAAGAGTTGCGATATTTTTTAACAACGCTTCCTTATCAATTTCCCCGCCTACTCTTATTACGTCAAGGTTTGACGCTTTCACCTCTCTGTTAATGTCTTCCAACAGTTCAATCGCCGCTTGCCGTTCTTTGCCGTCCCCTTTAATTGAAACAGGGATTGTAAAAGTGTCCCCTTCTTGCGACGCTTTGAAAAGTTCCTTTGCCGCTTCTAATTCCTCTTTTGCCGCCTTAAAACGGGACGCTGCTTTGTTCTGCTTTGTCCGCTCCGTGTCCGCCTTTTGCAATCCGTCGGACGCAAGAGCGAGTTCATTTTTCAGGTCAATGTCTTTGCGCGTATCTTGTATTTCATCGCGCTTTAACGCTAATTTTTCCTTTAGCAACTCAATTTCAGACTTATCTTTTTTGTCGTCTTTTTTCACGACGGGCGCGGTTTTTGGAGCGGCTGTTTCTTCAACGGGCTTTTTCGCCGCCGCGTCATTAGCCCCGCCAAAGAACGCTTTTCCGGCATCTTTTGACGCACTAATTGCGCCTTCCATTAGTCCCTGAAACGCTAATAATTCCTTGTTTAGCCCTTCTTTGCTAAGTTTAGAAGCATTGAGATTGAAGAACCGCCGTAGTGCCGCTTCTGATTTTTCAATATCTTCTTGGGTTTTTGCCGACCAAACACTTTTGTCAAACGTTGCCGCAACCGCCGCAAAATCCTGCTTAAATTTTGTAAGAGTTTCACCCTCAAAAATAGACGTATCTAAACCCTCTCGAAGTGCCTTTAACGCTTCGTCTCTTTTTGCCCCTGCAACAAGTTTTATAGTGCTTTCGAGTTGTTTTTGCAGTTCGGCATTTTGCTTGCTTAGTCCTTCCAGTGAGTTTGTTGTGAGATTACTTATTACCTCAACGCCTTTTAGGTTATCAGCAAAGTTTTTCGTTTGGTCAACAAGCGTAGGGTATTGCTTTTCAAGTTTATTTTGCACCCCGCGCAATTCTTCGGTTTCCGCCTTTGTCCGGTTAGTCTTTTCAGCAAGTTCCTTAAACCGCCCTGCAAGGGCTTGAACATTAACCGTCGCTTTTTGCTTTGCTTCGTTATCTGCAATCTGATTTTTTACGCTTTCCTGTATTGCCTTTGCGTCGTCTAATGTTACGTCTGTATGTTTTTTTACGCTGTCAGCCGCTCCGTCGGTGCTGTCTTTTATCCCTAACATACCGCGTAAAAACCCGCCGACGCTCCGTTCAATGCCATTCATAAAGTCCGAAAACTTTTTGAAAGCGTCTATTGCTTGTATGACCGCGTCAATGGTTGCTTCAATCGGCTTAACTATGATAAACACCAATACCTTACCTACGGCGTTCAATACGTCCCCTACAACCTTAACCACAGAACCGAACCCTTGCATAACATCGGAAAGCGTAATTGCCTTTCCGCCTGTTTGCCCGAAGATTTCACCAAGTTTGGAGAAAAGTGGCACAAGTGCATTGGCTATGCCTTCATACAAGTCCGCAAAGAAACCTGTAACGAATTGTACCTGCAAAGACAACGCCGTAAAAGCGGCAATGACAGCACCTATAATTGCACCACCGAGAATTGCGTAAATCGGCTTTACAATTTCAAACATACGTGAAAAATTGTCGGCAATTCCGGCTATGACGGGTGCTAAGACATCCCCGACACGGGAAAACACGTCAGAAAGAACCGCAAAAATTGCTTGAAATGTCGGTACGATTGCTTGAAACGCGCCTATTGCGAACGCTTCAAACCGCGATTTCAGCCGCGCAACCGTTTCACCAAACGTATTCATATTCGTTGCCGCTTGCTTTTGCGCTTCTGTTGTCCCTGTTATTTGCGCCGTCCAATCTTTTATTGTTCCCGCTCCGCTCGCAAGAATAGAAGCCGCCGCCGCGTTTTCCGTTCCAAAGACTTGGGCAAATGCGGTTGCGTCGGAACTCGCTTTTGAGAGTTCTTTCAATCTGTCAGAAAGTGGAATTGCGGTGTTAGACACTGTTTTCATGTCAACGCCTAACGATTTGAGTTTGTCGAGTGCTTCCTTAGGTATGACCTCTTCGCCGGACAGTTTACCCAAAACGTTTCTAAGTGCCGTCCCCGCTTCTGCTCCGACTTTTCCCCCCGCCGCTAAAACTTGTATAGCCGCGTTCGTTTCCTCGAAACTTACTTTTGCCTGTTTAGCCGCAACGCCCGCAACAAGTACCGCTTCCCCGACTTGCGGAATTTCAGCCGCTCCGACTTTTGCAGAAGCGGCAAGAACGTTAATAAAGCGTCCGCTTTCACTTGCAACTTCGTTAGCATCATTGACATTAACGCCGAATTGCAACATCGAATTAGTCAGGGTATCCATTGCACCCGCCGCGTCAATCCCCCCCGCTTTTGCAAGGATATTTATATTCTTACTAACTTCTCCGAGTTGGTCAGGTGTTTGTGCGAGTTGCGCCCCAAAACGGCTAAGAATACCCTGAAAAGACGTTATCTGCGAACTTGCCGTGCCGCCAAAATCTTCCGAAAGTTTCAACGCTCTGTTTCCTAAGTCTGTCAAGTCCTCACCGGAAACGCCTGTAATAGCGGAAACACCCGCTAATCCTTGTCCAAATTCTTGTCCTAATTCGATTGTCTTGCTAAACCCCTCTCCAATAGCACTAAGCCCCGTTTGCACAAGTCCGGCAATTCCGCCGCCGATAATCCCCCCAAGAATGCCGCCCTTTAGCCCTTCGGAGAGTTGTCCGCCAATGTCTATTTTTTTATCGCCGACGCTGCCAATTTCCTTATCTACGTCGGCAAGCGCACTGTCTAATCGGTTTGCTTCCTGTACCGATTGCTTTAATTCTGCTTCTAATTGATTAAATTCCGTCGTGCCTTTTTGCCCCGTTGCGGCAAGGGCGGCAAGGGCGTTTTTTTGCTCTGTTACGGTTGCTTGAGCCGCTTGTCTCATTTGGTTAAAACCGCTTGCAAGCCCCGACGTATCTAATTTGCCGTTAGGCGTTACGAACGCTTCCGAAACGGCTTTCCCCGCTTGCCGCGCTTGTTCTGCTAACTTGCCAAAATCGGCTTTTATCGGAATTTCGACGGGCTTAATGTCAAGTTCGTTTTTCAGCGCGTCCGCTTCAACTTTCGCGCTTTCAGCATTTAAGTCAACGGCAACATCCACAACGGGTTCAATCCCTTTGAAGGCAGAATTGATACCCGTTGCGGCGTTCTTTGCGGCGGCGGTTGCTTGTCCTAAGGCGGCAAGTAACTTACTGATATTGAGGTCTATGTCCGCGCTTATCGTTGCCATTTTTTACGTCTTTCGTGTTTGCAAATAGTATTGATACTGCATTTTGTCCGCTATTGCGTACAAGTGATATTGTGGCATAGTATCAATATAACGCGCTATATTTAACGGAGAATCTTGGTAGTGTCGGCATACCGTTTCGCACAACCAAAAATCCTCAAAAGGTTCGTCGTCGTAAATGTGCGGGGTTAATTCTTTGTGCGCTTTATAGAGTTTGCGGGTTTTTTCTCGCTGATTGCCGCTTCCGGCTTGGGCGTAAAGATTTGGGAAAACTTTGCTGTTGAATCGGGCGCGATACGCAAAAAAAGTTGGTAAACTTCCCCCGCTTCCTTTGGTAGTGGCTTGTCGTCGAAAAAATCTCTCCATTCCGCGACGCGGTTTTTGTCGAAAACGGAGTTTGTCGGTCGTGTGCAGATTGCCAAGATTAGGGCAATATCCACATCGGACATTGTTAGAATGCCGTTTTTTGCCGCTTCTAATTCCGTCTTATTTGACGCTCCGACGTATCCCGCCAATGGTGCAGCCGCTTTCATTAACAGGCGGTTTTCTGCAATCGTTAATTCATTCTCAAAATCTCTGACAGTGAAAGAAACGCCGCCTACTACGAAAGTAAGCGGCGTTTTTTGTTCGTCTAAAACTGTTGGCATAGTATTTGTTCCTTGCTGAAAAGTTATAGTTCCCTCTTGCTAAAACGCAAGGGTTAAATCGTTGCAGTTTGCCAATATGTCCCGCTCGAAAATACGCTGTTTCCGGTTAATGTGCTGCTGAATGTTCCGCCCGTTGCGGCGTTCGTAAGCGATACCGTTACAGTAGTCGTTGGTGCTTCCAAAGAAAATTTGTAGGCGTTTTCGCCTCCAGGTTGCTTAATGGTTGCTTCCGGTACATACTTGCAAATCGGCATGACAAGGTAAATGTAATCGCTGTTAATCTCTGTTTCCGCGTGTTCTTTTACAATCGTAAAATACTTATCGCGCATAAGATTAACCGCCGTCATTGTCGTAGTGTCGGTTTGCATAATGGTCATGGTAAATTCGACGTTTCGAGAGCCGTTGCGCTTGTATTGCCGCCCCGCTTCCGACGTTAAAGTTACTTGTTCCGTGTTGTCTGTGAGCGTCGAATCTTTAATAATGCCGAATTGCGCCCAAGTTCCGATAATCGAACCGGAACTATTACATTCGGCTAAAACGGCATTTTCAGAACCGAGATTATTAACCGCGCCTGACAGTTTGCCAGGCACGTAGGTGTTTGAAGCCATTTTTTTACTCCATTATGATTATTTGATAACGAAATGCACATCCCCTGTAACAAGGGCTTGTACACGTGAATCTTTAAGCATCGGCGCGTTATAGATTTTATTCAATGATACGCCGATAATTTTACTCTCAATTGCCGTTGCTCCGATTGTACTTGTATTGTATGTCGAAGGCAAGGCAATGTTCCGAAAAGCAACTCGTAGTTTATCCCCTATTTCGCCGATTTTCGCCCGAACGGTTGAGCCATCTTTTTTAACAGCGCAATTAGCGTAAATTTCTATCGAGAAAGAAATTCGTGCCTTTCGTTGCCTTGCAAAATGGTTTCCGCCCGATTCCGATAGTGCCGATTCCCAAACCTCATCCCCTACCATGATAACGACATTAGGTTTTGAACCCGCGAAAGCCGCCGCATCATTTTCAATGGTAGGTAGTACATTAACGTCTATTGTTGCAACCGCCGTTGCAATCGTATTATAAATATATTCGTAGGTAGTTGCCACGTTATGCCGCCTCGAAAATAGCCCGAACCCGCTCCAAAACGTCGGCTGAAATTCTCGGAATTGCCTCACTTTGGAAGGCGGCCGTTGCGTTGTCGAAGTACGCTCTTTTTTTGATATTTACGCCGCCCTTTTTCATGACTGACAGCGCGATAATCTTGTAGAATTGTTGTTTCGTTTTGGCGTATTGCGCCCAAAAGAATTTGTGCATATTGCCTTTGCTTGCAATAAACCTACCGACGTTATGCACATATGCTTGCGGTTTGTTAGACTGAAACGTTCCGGTAATGCCCTTGCTTCCGACGCGAATAATAGAATCAGTCCGAAAAGAATCGGCAAGTCCGCCTTCGGGTGTATTACTATGAAGTCTATCCCCTGCATTGAACGTAGCGGCGGCTAACTTGCTTTGTTCCATTTCACTTTCAATGTAAGCCGGAAAGTCCTCTTGCAATTCTTGCGCGATTTCCTGCATTACCATCGGAAGGGCTTTAACTACTTTTGCTATTCTATCCTGTATTGTCATACTGGTATCCTTCGGTAGTTCTTCAATCTCTTATGCCACTTTGGACGCAAGTTTTCAAACGTTTCATTAGTAGCAAATCCGTCTATCGTGCGACTTGTCCCAAGTTTAGCGAGCCGCGCCGCCCCGTTCGGGCTTTCATCAAATTTGACAGCAACCATTTCTTTAAGAACCGCGTTAATTTCAGTAGGGATTGAGCCGGAAGCATAACCGATTGTTGCCACTACTTTGTAATTTTGCCGCCCTTCGATAAGCGTACCGTTATAGAAAAGTGATGTTACCCCGCCACTTTTTAGTGTGGTGTAATCGGAACTGCTTATAGCCGTCCAAGTGTCAAAGGGCGTATCGCGGTACGACAAGGAAGTAACCGCCGAAACGGGTAAAGTTGAAATGATGTATTCATTAGTGCCGTTACCGTCGAAAATAAACGTCCGGCTTGTTTCTTCAAATCGTTGTCCGCAATAGGTTTCTATTTCGTTCGTTGCTTCTGTAATTAACTCTGTCAGAAACGAATCATAGCCCGTTTCCGCACTGTCAATTTTCATATATGTTTTCGCCGTCGCAACTGAAATAATCATATTATCCCCTTGTACTACCCTTCATTGGCTTCATAGCCGCATTGACAACAGGGCGTAAATGTTCTATGCTTTGCATTTCGTCAAACAATTTCCATAGCCGATATGTCGTATTAACATCTGTTAAATCCGAATTTTGCTCTAATCCCGCCGCTAATCCCTGTACGTTTCTCATTGCTTTTGTGAAATTATATGCAGGGTTTTTATATCCGACGTGGAAAACCCTTATAGCCGAATCACTTACCATGCCGCCGCGCTCCACGATTGACGGTTTTATTTGCTCGTGCATACCTTCTGTAAATCTATACCGCCCTATTTCGTGCCGTCCGTCTTGTCTGTGTCTATTGACGCGGAAAATCCGAATTTGCGGCGAAATGTCGTCCTCTCGGAGTTGTATGTTTTCGCTGTCAGACGTACAAGGAACAACGTCTGTAAATGGAGCGTAAATGCTATGTACCTTACAATATGCCGCGTCTAAGTCAGGATTGTTTATTATGCTTAGAACCGCCGAAGCGTCTAAGTTCAAACGTTCGTCAGAATCAAGAAACAACACCCATTCCGTTAAAACGCAGTCAAGCGCAATGTTTTTTGCGCGTCCGAAATTGAAGTTTCCGGTGTAATGATACCGCGCCAACGTGCTGTATTCATCCTTGTTCAGCACTTCTGCAAATTCCTTTTCACCTTTGACAGTATGTACTATTGAAGTTGCCGCGCCTTGCTCAATCAATGGCATTACGGATAACCACAAATCGCCTAAATAATGCTTATCTTCGTCTCTCGTAATAACGCAAATAGTAAGATTAGAAAACGGGTAATGCACTTCCGGTTCGGGTTGCGCCGCCGCCGCTCCGAAAACCTTGCCGCCGTTATTTTGCACCGCTTGTTCCAACGCTCTTACACCGGACGGCGGGGCGGCTTGACTTGGCACTAAGTTTCCCGCCGATTTCAACGCCCGAACCCTTGCATCTATTATTTCTTCTGCTGTCATATTTCCCCCTGTAAAATTTGGGGCGGCTTGAAATTCCGCCCCTTAGAAAGTATGTTTTTACGTTGTCGGCAATACCGCAAGTCCGGCAAGTCCTAAGCCCGTTGCCGTCGGCTTGACTGTATCGGAATTATGGAATATAGCCATTGCCGAAATATCCACGCCTGTAAGGTTTCCGACTGTCAGGACGGGTAATACGTACCGTTTCCGCCCTGCTGTTGGGAACGTCATTGCCCAGATACTGTGGTCGGACGTTGCGGACATAGTAAGCGTCAAGCCCGTAACGTCCGCCCCGCTTGTCAAAGACGTAGCATCCGCCTTAGTATCACTTTCGGTTAGTTTGAACGTAGTTGCTGCCACGTCGGTAGAACCCGCCTGAAAAAGAATGGTGCAATAGTTATGACCCTGTAGGTCTATAACTTGACTTGCCGCCGTGCCGTTATTAAGCCGCGTATTGTGAATAACAGGTACTACTGCTTGGTTTGGTTGCATCGTGTTTTTTCCTTTATATTAGTTATTAGGACGCTTTAAGACGCAAGCCGACATACGCGCCGGATTGAACGGTAGTCTTATCAGCCGCGATTGATTGCTCTCCATGAACAACGAAATCAAGCATTTCAATTGCTTTTGTCGAAATGATGTTTTGCGTCCAATCCACATCATTTTGAGTTGCGGTATCAATCTGTATTCCGCCTTGCGTACCGTAGTAAGCCGCGCTTTGGAAGTCCCCCAAGAGAATACCCAAGACACTGTTTCCTTCGGCGGGTAGAACGTCGGAAATGATTACGGGGAAGCCGAGAAACTTATCATTGCCAACGCCGTTTATGATTTCTTGTGCCGTTACCCCGCCCGCCGATTGGATTAGGATTTCAGCCGCCGCCCATGCCTCACGGTTCATTAACCACTTTGCATTTTTCCGGTAACGCGACCGAAGTTTGCCTTTTGTTGCAATAAAATCGCCAATGGTTAATTCAGAGTAGGCATTTCCCTGACCTATCCTAATTCCTACGCTATCCGTCGAAGTGGAAGTAAAGGCAAGCCCTAACTTTGTAGCAAGCCCGACAATGTTTCCATACGTCGAAGAACCGTCACCAATAAGAAACGCGCTGTCTTTCTTGTACGCCATTTCTTCAGCGAATTTTTGCGCGATAAGTGGCACAAGTGCAACCGCCGACGTTTCTTCGAGTAAGCGGGTGTATTTCACCAATGCACCCAAACCTTTAACGTCCAAATTGATTTGGCTACCCGTCATGTTTGACGGAGTAATGGCAACGCCTTCGGCAAGCCAATAACCCGTTGCGCCCGTATCAATTCTTGGCAAGGAAATTCTTTGCAAGCCCGCCATATTGATTTGCATACCGAGTTGCGGAAATGCCCCGTATTGTTCGGTTTGGTCTGCGACGGTAGCATCAAAACCTTGCGGCACAAGAAAACCCATCGTTCCGGCATTGCCTGCTGTGGCAGTTTTCAATTCGCCTTTTTCGGTAAGTTCTCTGTGGTAATCGGTAAATCGTTTTAGTCCGTCCCCTTGCGGGTTTTTCGTCATTTCGGCTGCTGCTGTTGTCATCAGCAGAAACTTTGCCGCAATGTGCAAATCTTTTTCAGTCCCTTTCCATCCTGTTGGTCTGTGCCAAGCCGTTGCAGGGACGGTATTTAGCCCCGTTGCCAATTCTGCGAGCGGGTTCATTGTTGCTTTTAAGGCATTTTGCAAAGTAAGGTCGTTTTGGATTTGTTGCGCCTTAATTGCGTCGTTTTGCTTTTCAAGTGCCTTCGTAATTTCAGGCACAAGGTTCTCTACCGTTTTCGTTACTGTAACGCCAATAGCGTCAAGTAATTCCTGCGGCAAACCTGTTGTTGTTGCTTCGTCGGGCATATTATTTCCCTTGTAAGTAGTTTGTTAGTTTCTCAATCGCTGTCTTTTGCGGAGCGGCAACCGTCGGAGTAATACCCTGCTTAGGTTGCTTTTCCGAAATGAACTTACCAAATTCCGCGTGTGCTTCATTTATTAAGTCAATCCCTTGCTGATATTTGGCGTGTGCATTAGACATTGCCTCTCGATTAACATTGCCTATTTCCGCGCCAACCTTTACAATCTCTGACGGGTTTTCCGTCTCTTGCAATTCGTTAAATTCTGTCAATATAGACTTGAAAACAGCGTCATTCCGCCAATCAGCCGGAGTAGGTGTAAGGGACGCTTCGCATAAAATCCACTGCCGAATTTCGCCCGTGTCGGAAAGACGCAAGGTATGACTTGCCGTACCGGAACTCCATCCGAGTTTAGATTTTAGTCCTAACTCTCGTATCATTGCGGCGTAACGTTCGGCTTTTTGAACTTCGTCGTCGAAAAAGTCTTTTATAGCGTCGGAAGTAAGAACGCCCCGTGCAAAAATCCCTGTTTCATCACGGCGCAACTTAACACTACCGAGTAGCGTTTTCTGTGTTTCGTTGTTAAAACCATGATGATAAAAGACGGGTAATTCCGTAGCATAGCCGTAGAAAGTTCGGGGGGAAAAGAATTGCCCGTCTAAGTCCCGTACCGCTTCATTGCCATACTGCACAAGATAGCCGCTAACTTCTGTACCGTCTATTTTAAGTTCCGCGCCTTTTTTTATTGTCGTTTCCATACTTGACTTGGTTAAAATGAAAAATGCCACATACGCCGATTAGGGCATACGTGGCAAGGGCTGATTACCGCCGCGATTTGGGCTATATGTTTAACCGATTAGGTTAGGTCTTTGCTTTTCCCGCCTTAGGCGCAACGGTTGCGAGCAACTCTAAAACGTCCTTCCGTGTCATAACGCTGTTGTCGTCAGTTCCGCCCGACGCGGCACGGAGTTCTAACAATTCGCCCGTGTTTTTATTCGTAATCCTGACAACTCTGTCTTTTTCGGCTATCTTGCCGTTATTAGGAAAGTTCATATTGACCTGCTGAAATGTTTTACAAAGATACAAAGAAATTACGATACGTCAAAATACTGCATTTTTTTCAGTGTCGTAAAAGAAACTATTTGAAAAGTTTTTTACATCAACGCCTTCTTTGTCGTAAGAAATCTGCCATTTGGTTTCCGATACTTTTTTACACCTTATTATGTAAGTTTCTTCTGATATTATTATATCAAGAATATACCTTATTTCTCCAATTTTGCAGAAACGATACAACGGCAAATGTTCTTTGAACCTTTCGAGTGCATAGTCTTGCGTCATGATTTCATCCCTCTCTAAAAAGAATATAAAAAATCCTTCGTAATTGATTTTTCCCCTTGTCCGTATCTGCTAATTGGCGTACCGCTTCCACTACTTTTGCGCGTTGTTTGCGAAAAGGCGTTTCATCTTCGGGCGGCATATTTAATTCGGGCGCGGGTTGCTGTTTTGACATAAAACGCTTTTATTTTCTTTGTCGTGGTACTTCGTTTCTAAGTGAATTTGAAAGCCGTCCGGCAACTTTGCGGCGGCTATCCAAGAGGGCGTACCGTCGGGCAATGTGCATCGGAAGAACGTTTCGGAATAACCGGACATCGTTATTTCTTCAAATACGCCGGAAGTTACGATTTTCATTCTTTGCCCCAACGCAGATAGTTGTCCTTAATCGTAAAACCGTCGGAGCGTAATAACTCGTATGCTTTTTCTTGGTTAGACAGCGGGAAATTCACTATGTCAAGATATAGCGAGAATTTCCCCTCTCTTGCCGCCCGTCTTGCCGCTACCTTTATATATCCAACTTGGTTTTCTATCGAATGAACTTTGGCGGCTTTTTCGTATAGTTCTTCGGCAAGGTTTTTAGTTCGGGCGGCTGTACTTATCCCTCTATTTCTGCCGTCTATGTCGGTAACTTCATAGTAATTTTTCACGTTTCCCTCTCCACATTGATTAAAAACAACTCAAATCCGTAATGCCAACTTTCTTTTGTCCCTTGCGCTAACAGGTATAAAACGCAATTATTCGGGTGTATTCGCACTGCTGTTACGACGCGCTCTAATTGCTCTGTATCGGTTTTCAGGATTACCGTATCACCGATGTAAGCGTCAAAGTCAAGGACGTAGGTTTTCATGACTTCTTTTCGTATTTAGGGCAATGGTAGTATTCAAACACTTCAATACGTAGCATGACGCTGTTGTTATTGTCCGATTTGTCTATTACACTGACAGACGTGTTAGGGTGCATACATTCACCGGAATTTTCTGTGTAATTACCACGCACATCATCCCACTTTTCGGGTTCATACCACTTGCAATTTCTACATATTTCCATACGTCCCCCCTAAGAAATTCGTTTTCCCGCTCTTACAACACAATGACAATTGATACTATTTGCCGCCGAACCGGAAGCGGGGTGCAAAAGTTTTTCCCCGCCTACGTAGAAATAACCGTCATCCCCCCGTTTTTGCCCATCGGCTACAACGTGCTTCTGTCTATTGGTCTTCCCGCGCCCCGTATGCCGCCAAATGCTTTCAAAACTATTACGCCCGTGCGCCTTTATTACTATATCCCCGTTTGCATACGTCGTAGTTGTCTGTGAAATTCTTTGGATTTTTGCGGGCGAAAAGTAATTTGCTGTTATGCTGTCTAAGCGTTTGAAAAGGTCGTCACCCCTAAGCATGGGCTTGTTTTCGATTTCCTTCTTAATCTTCTTTCGTAGTTCCTTTTCGTCGTCTGAAAATCCCTCAATCATTTTACCAGTCGAATTTTTCACCGAACGCGCAATGTCTTTTTCGTAGTCTGTTAAATCCCGCTCTGACTGTGGTAGGTTCATGTCCCGAAACGAATCTTTCAGCGCGGCAAGTGCAATATCGCTTAATGGTTCGCCCGAAAGGGACGTAAGAAATGCTATCCAATAATCTACGTCAAATAGCGCAATGTCCGCTTTATACGCCCTGCGAACCCGCTTTGCGACCTGTTTCCTAATCCCTGCAAAAGTTTGTTGAAGCGGGTTGTATAATAGCCGCTCCGAATCTCTCATTTGCTTAACTGTGCGGTCGTCGTCGTCGGGGCTTGAATACCCGCTAAAGTTAGCCATTGTTCCCCCGTTACATAACCCTGCATTGCCGCAAATTCCAATTGTTGCGCCGCGATTGCTTCGTCTTTATAGACGTACTTTTCATGCTGAAAACCGATATTCGCAAACCATTGTCCGAAATGCTTTGCCGCAACCGCTTCAAATGACGAAACTAACGGATAGACAGCGTTCTTATAGAAACGCTCTGTATTATTCTTGCCGTTGGCGCGGTTTTCATCTTCACCCGTCAGAAAAGCAAGTGGTATTTTGAAAGCCGCCGCAACTACCCTACGTATTTCTTCGTCAGGATTAGAACCCGCTAATTGCGTTCCGGCGGTTGCGGACATGAGCGGTACAAGTTCCTTGCCTTCATCTAACACCGCAATAGGTTTGTAAGCAGACGGAAGCATAGCAGAAAGACGGCTTCTAAATTCTTCCCAAGACCCCGCAAGGACAAACTCGCTGTCTGCGGGGCTTGCGGGTAGTTCTTCGGGCGTTGTGATGACGAACGGCGGTGTTGCATCAGCGGAATAGTAATCATTCATAAACCGCGCCCGTTCTTCGTCATTCAGCACCCCGTTGGCGGCGGCAAGTAATTCGGCGGGTTGTCCGATTACCCAGTTTTCATATTCTCGCTTACTCGGCACGAAACACCGCCAATGCAGGATTTCCGACGTTGGTAGTTTGATAGCCGCGCCGTCTCCGTTTAGGTACTCATAGTGAGAAACACTTGCACCTTGCCGCCCCGAATTTAGAATAGCCGTTACATTAGTTGCGGGTAAAACGTACATGAACAAGGGGCTTTTCGTGCCGCCTGTTGGTGTCCAAAGATAGGCGTTTCCCCTGCTATCTCTCCACTTGCACAGTTGCTCTTTTATGTCGTACCAAGTTTGCGTATCGTTCGGGTTGTTAAAGAGGTTTTCGAGCAATGGCTCTTTTACTTCCTTGCCGTCCCTTACCGTTACTATCTCGGTTTCTGCAAACCCCGCCGCCCTCATATTGATACATATCCCCGCCCAATTCCGTAACGCTGTTTCAAGCGGTATTGTTGAAACCCTCGAAACAACACGCGAAAAAGCCGCCGCGTAGGGGCTGATATACTGCGACGGCTTAGGCGTTGTCGGCTTTTCAGCCGCCGCCTTTGCTCGTAGTTCGCGCCGGAATTGTTGTAGTTCTGTCATGTTACCAAGAAACTATGAAAAGCCCGTTTTTATCTTCTATGTTAAAGCCGTGAGATTTTAGACGCTCAATTATCTGATTAAGTCCGACGGCATTAACAAGGGAAAAAAATCTTTCTCCGTCATCTGCCATATTTTTAATATCGGCAAGAAAGAGTTCGGTGTATTTTTCTACTGTTACGTCCGAAAAGGACAATCTTTCGCTTATCGCTTTTTCGTGTTCTTCGGCTGTCATTGCATTGCCCGATGTTTCGGCAATCGCTCTCATTTCTTCTGCTAAAGTCGGCATAATGTCCCTCTGATTGTTAGTCAAAAATACGAAAAAAATTCTAATTACCAACAGGGCGTACCTCACCCCTGAATAAGAATTTCCTTTCTTATTCTAAATCTAAATCTAAATCTCGCGTATACAGTATATATAGAGTAGTAAGGTAAGGTAATAGGGATAAGCCCCAAGCCGCCCTTACAGTGTGTACATATTAGTCCCTGTTGTTTTCAATTCTCGGAAAGCATAGACAGCCGCATCTACGTAATCGTCGTGTATGTCCTTAATGCCTGTAAAATCCTGTAATTCCTGTATGAACTCTTGGCAGCGTCCGTCCTGCACTTGCACAAGTCCGGCGTTCCAATGCTCTCTAAGCGAGATAGAGCGCGATAACTTATCCCCTGTTACATCTGCCACTTTGAGCCGCCCTCTAAGCGTCGTTTTGAGTTCGTCATAAACCGCTTTTTGCGCTCCGTTCGCTTCGATAACCGCTTTGCACCCGTATTGATTGACGTACTCCAAAATACGCTTTTTCGTGTAGGTAATTTCCTGCTGCCAATGTTCCGCTTGCACGACGTACCAAATATCCCCGCAACGTGCCATGACAACGATAGCGGTATAGTCCGCCCTTCTGTCTGCTGTATATGCTAAGTCTATACCTATGGCGTACCTAAGCCCTTGTTTCGGAAGTTCGGAATACCTTGTGCAATCCCTGAAAAGTTCCGCGCCACGTGGCGTTGGCAAACCTTGATACATCGCGGCGTAAGTGTATGCTTTTTCACGCCTTATCTTGTCTAACTTAACAAAGTCGTATCTTTCCGGCCACAGTGGAGCGTCTAACAAACGTCCGAGAATATCGGACATTTCAGTTTTCCCGTCGGGGCTTAATCCGTCCGCAAGTGCGGGTAATCGTATGTATTCATACTCTTTTCTGTTGGCTAAAATCCTGCCGATTAGGTCGTCAGAGTGCCAGCGCGTCATACAGACAATAACGGACGAATTTGGCTCTAATCGCGTTTCCGCAACGTCTTCAAACCACCCCCAAACCTTATCCCTCATTACGGGGCTTTCGGCTTCCTCTCGGTTCTTAATCGGGTCGTCAATTAGCAAAACGTCCGCCCCTTGTCCTGTCAAAGCCCCGCCAACGCCCGTAGTAAGTATGCCGCCGCCGGAAGCAAGGCGGAACTCTTCACGGTTTGCCATACTTTCCGAAACGCTCAATCCGATTTGCTTAATAAGCCCTTGCGATTTCAGCGTCTTACTCTCCGACTGCCTTTGTGCATAAGAGCAATAAACAACTGTCTTTTCGGAGTGCCTTTGAAGAAAATACGGTATGAAGTTTAGTAACGTTTCCGTCTTACCATGACGCGGCGGTACTGATATACAGAGAAATACGCTCTGGCCTTTTGCAATCCTTTCGAGAGCATCTACAAGTGGCTTTAAGTGTCTTGGTGCAACGTACCGCTTATTCCAGTGTGGAATGAAGTCTAACAAGGATAGAGCGGGTGGTGTTTCCGTGCTGTCAGACGCTCCGACGCTGCTTTCTTCGCCGCCGTCTAATAAAAATTTAGTTGCTTGCAAATTACCTTTAAGGCCTTCGCGGAATTGCGAAAAAATAAGCAATTCCTTACCGCTAAACGCGCCTTCCTTTTTTGTTACAGGGTGCTTTGTGTTAATTAAACATTCAAGCAATTCACGCTTTATTGTCGTGCTATTTTTCGCCCCTTTAGGGCGGCCATTTGGATTGGCGTTATTGTTCGGAGGGAATCTATTTCCTTTTCCGATTAAATTTTCAGGATTAGGCACATTTACGTCGGTTTTTCGTTGGTTTTTCGTTTTCTATTTTCTCTAATCGCTCTAAGCATTGAAAGTTGCGTCGGTAACTGTACTGTACGTATTCCATGACTTGCCGCAAAATCTATAATCGCGCTGTATTTACTTGCGAGTGCAGTAGGTTTTTTGTCTGTTATGATTATCAGATTTTTAGTTTTAGTCAAGTTCAAAAGATTAACGAAATTCCTGTATTCGTAGTTAATATATTTATCTTCCGAATGATTTAAGTCCATGACAATCGCGTAATGTTCCGGCAACAGAACGCTTTTATACAAATCGAAATAATCATGAAAAATCGTATTGTAGTTTAGTATTGGAGAAAGACCATGACTAATTATTTCGCTGTAATAATTAAAGTTTTTTACTATATTTTCACGACGTTGTTTGTCGTAATGATACCAACAACTAAAATCCGTCTGACATACATATTTTACACCAGCCGACTTTATGCCGTTTAGAAATGTCGAAAACTTTTCCTTAGTGTTTATTCTATCGAAATAGTTGTCCCAAACAAAGAAATGCGGTATTGTTACGGAACTCATATATTTCAACGGAACGCAAAACGGAGTTAGCATTTTATCGGAATTACTTTTGTAATATCTTCCGTTGCGAAACATAACGCCAAACGTATCTCTTTTAAGGGTTGTACTCATACCCACACGAAGGACATTTAACTTTTGACGTAGAATTTTCGCCTTGCTCTTTTGCGCCGTTGCCGTTGTCGTTAAATTCCATAGCGTCCATATCAGTACCAAAAAACGACGGCAATTCCAAGCCCCATTTTGTTATTTCGTTTATATCCCAATCTTGCTCTAATAAGTCAATCGCATTTTGCCCGAAGGGTACGTTGTCCTTTATGGCTATCTCTCGTAACCTTGTAGCGGACGTATCGGCGGCAAGTACCTTGCATGGACATTCCTTGTAGTTAGCGTCCTTCATTGCTCTATATCGCATATTACCCGCGATTACGATATATTCGCCGCGATAAGGGAAAACAATCAATTCTCGCAGTTCCAACATTTCAGGATATTCCGCAATGCTTTGTTGCAATGCCTTATATCGTTCATCGCGTATAAATCTCGGATTTTTTGGTACGTCGGGTATTTGCCCGTTGTTAGACGCGATTTTTGATATTGCTATTGATACTGTGTTAATCATTTTACGCTGTTTTCGTTATCACTGCAAAGCCCTTGCCATTTTCGTGCCAAACTTCCAATTTAGCCGCCTTTTCATTCTCTAAATACGTATCTACGGCACGATTTACGTCCGGTAGTGGATAGCCGTCCGGCTCACACGAATAGTAATCATCCACTACGATTATTCCGCCCGATTTCAGGTTTTCAAAGCAGTTTTTCAAGTCGGAATATGCTTCTTTGTACGTATGTCCGCCGTCTATGAAAGCGAAGTCAATAAGCCCTGAAGTCGGGAAGTATTCCGCAAAGAACTCGGAATTTAACACCTTATGGCTTGCACCTTGTACGCCCGTAAAATTCTGATAGGGCAAATTCGGTGCAACAACGGATATATCAATACTAACGAGTTTCTTCGGTTTCGCTGTTTCAAGAACGACCAATGCACTCCTACCAGTTCCGAAGCCGATTTCAAGACAATTTTTCGGCTTTAACTTAGTTAGCAGGGTAATAAGAAAGTCCGCTTGCGCTTCGTTCAAATGTCCGTCCGCCGGCCATAGTTTTTTGAGTTTTTCGGTCATACGTAATTCTCCGGCACTCTATACCCTAAAACGCGGCTTTTCGCATAGGGCAAAATACAAGCGGAATTTGACTGATTCCCGCCAAGTAGGTTTATATTTGCCCCTTGCTCCGACACGTAAAATCCGACGTGCGCCGCGTTGGGATTGTCCGCGCTTCGCCTGTCAAGAATCACAATGCACCCTAAAACGGGCTTTTCAATCGGTTTGCCCCAAGACAGCCAAGACCTTGCGGCGGCGGACTGTGTAGGCACTAAACCGCACTGTTGAACTATCCAATTAACGAAAGAAGAACACCACGCCACTTCGTCGGTAGTTGCTTTGAGCGTCGTTGCTCTGTGGTACTCTAAAATACGGCTGTTGTGCCGTTCGCCTGCAAACTCGGCTGTGCCGAACTCGTTAAGTGCGGTTAATGTGAATTTTTCGAGAGAGGTCACGGCTTTTCTTTCGGCACGGTTTCTTCCGTCGTCGGTTTGTCCTTAGCGAAGAACCCGACAAAGATAAGCCCAACGGCAATAATTGCGCTCTGAATTTCCGCCGATAAGTCAAATCCAAAATGTGCCACGATTGCGGCTATTGCGGTAACAACCGCCGATACTGTCGTTTTCCAATTACCCATGTAATAACTCGTAAGTATAGTGAATATAACAGGAAGTAAATCTGTCAGAGTGTTAAATGCCCTTTGCAGGGTTTCCGTCGTCGTAAGGGCTTGCATTTTTGCCCGTTGCCGTTCAAGTTCAGCGAGAAAGTCCGCCGGAAGTTCTACCCGCGTTGCTTGCCGTTTTTCGCGTTCTTTGTCAGGACTGCTGTCAAGTTTCCGCCGTTCGGGTGTTAGTAGTTCTACGGGTGTAATGTCTGTGTTAGGCATTTCTACCCTATTATTTGTGTCGTAGCAACTGCCGTCCGAAACCGATAAGGATAATTTGCAGGCATAAATTTTTCGTATGGCTTTGGTGTGTGTTTCCCGCCTAACAAACTTGCTTGTTCTTCTGCCAACCGTTGCGCCCTATAAGAATCTTGAAACTCTTGGCTGTCTGTTTCTTCATGGTCGTATTGTGCTGTCATACCTTTTTTACCCAGTTTATGGAAATATAATGTGGATAAACATCTGTTAAAATTAAGTAACCGCCTTCACAATTAACCGCCGCTTTTTTATCTAAAACTTTCGTCTTTTTGCCGCCGCCGTTCTTAGCCCCAAAGTCCTTATCTATAACGACGGTATCGCCTATTTCGGGCGGCTCTGTGTCCGTATGCCCGAACATCGAATTAGCAAGGGAAAACACAGAAAGCCCCTGCTTTATTTCTTCCTCTCCGAACTTTTCATCATTCCCGCATTGTTCGCCCGAAATGCCGTATAAATCCGAATCTGCTGTCATTTCCCCGACCTCTCTTTTTCTTTATCCAAAACGCCGTTATTACTATATTTTCCCCTAAGTGCCGCGATTGCCGAACGCTCTCTTTTTATAGACGCAAAAATTATCCACTTATGGAGCGTAAAACCGATTGCTACGGCAAAACTCGCTACGGCGAAAACGGGTGAAAGGTCAGTTGCCAACAGGATTAGCCCCGTCATGAAACCGCCCCAACTGCCCACTAAATCTATGTTGCTTGTGTCTTGAATTTGCATGATTAGTATTTGAAAGCGTCCGCAAAAAGACAGTTGAAAAATACAGAACCGTCACCAGGCGCGCCCGACCATTGAGCCGTAAGGGTTATGGTAATGTTTGCCGTAAAATCCATACTCGTATAAATGTTCGTAGAGAAATTATTAGTAGCAAAACCATCCGCGCTTGTTAGAACGGTAGTGTTGGGCATAAAATCGCTACCCGTAGAGCTGCCGGGCAAAAGAATTACATCATTACCAATTCGCTTTAATGTTATCCCGCGCAATGATTTTCCTGTCACCCCGCTGTCGGAAATAGAAACAGCGTTGGCAAGCGTTACAGAACTCGAATTGAGTTTTACTTTTAACGTTAAATTGATGCTTCCGCCCGAAGAGTTTTGCGTTGAAAAATATCCCTGTACCGCGATTGATTTTCCGTTGCCCCAAGTGTTTGGCGGAACTACAACGGTAATTACGGCTGTTTCCGTCGTTGTGTCGGAACAATTAGCAACCGTAGGGGATAAGGAAACCAATATCGGCGGCGAAGGAAAGTTTGCTATCTGTTGGAACATCTTAAAATCCTTTCGATTTAGCCGTGCTTACCTTGTTATACAACTGATAACGGATTTCCGCACTTGCCGTAACTTCCAAGACCTTCAAAACCGCGCCGCCGGAAACGTCCCACTCGGTAAGCCCGTCCTTGAAAAGTTTGAAACCGTTTATTGCCGTCGGTACGCTTCCGTCTGTGGTTAGCCAAACGTCTTGAGTAAGTGGCTGTATATGTACGACGTGCGCCCCTGTAATTACGAGCGTATAGGCACTTGAAAGGTCTGCGCGCCGGACAATGTTACCGAGAGGCACTAAGGCGTATTCGTTCGTCATTCTTTCGCTTTCTGCTTAGGATAGAAAACAACGGGGCTTTCGAGGGAATAAAAGCCCCGCCGATGTTGTCATGAACGCGGCGGAGTATGGCGTACTAAAACCGCGTTCCGACATTGCGAAAATATGAAATTGTGACGGAGTGCGCAAATTATTTCTGATTTAGTCCTTTGTGCCGTAATTCGTACTGCCAAAGTATTTTCTCCGACGCTTACACCGCGAAAAATACAAACTGCTGTAATTACGCCGTCGAAAAATAACTTCATTCCAACACCCCGCAAGGTTGCCACGAAGTGCCGTTGAAAAACACGTATCTTTTTAGTGCCTCATCGCAAGAAACGAAGAAAACCCCGCCATGATTCATATTTTTAGGAAGTGTAAAACCTTCCGTTCCGTTCAATGATATTTCCGTCGAAATTATTGTCATTATCCTATTGACTTTTTCTTTGTCCCAAACCCTTGCCCCTACCGGAATTTCCTCTTTCACCCACGCCCTGTATGTCGGTTCGGGTTGTGGAATGATTAAGTCAAGCCCTTGCGCGGTGCTGCCGATTTGAATATGCCCTTCCATTGTGTAGGAATGGAATGATTTTTTGCCCGTTGCTTTTACCGTTATTTTTACCCCGCATGGGTAAATGTCTGATAAATCGTTACAAAGAACTTCGCCCGTAGCGAGTTCGTCCCGTGTCGGATAAGTTTTCCCTACCTCAAGTTGCTTTTTCATTGCTTTTTTCCTTTTCAGTTTATTGAAAGATTGATTTATACTTCTTGTAAAAAACATCAAAATTTTCCTGAATTGCGGTTTGGGCTTGCTCTAAGGTTTTCCAACTCCAACGGGGAAATTCTCTGTCTTCTTCTATGTCGTAAATCGGATAGGGGTAAAGAAAGTGAAAACGCTCGCTGTGATAAGAGTAGGCAATTACCGCGATTTTTACCCCGTTGTATTCGGCGGTTATTCCTTCGGGCGTTTCTTGCCACGTTAAGAGCGGCGGAGTTTTTTCGCACCCTTTTTGCGCCGCTTCTGTCAGTGTTTGGGTGCTTATCCCTGTTTCGCCGCCCCGCGTACCGAATTTCATGAAGATTTCAGTAAGCCGCTTCTTTTGTTCTTCGTCTAAGTCGGGCGTTGCTAAAGTCCTAAGTTTTTGCTCAAATTCATTTAGTTTTTTATCCACTATTTCGGATTCCGATTCTGTCAAATCTTCAAAACGCCCCTTGCCTTCTGGCCAACTTTCTAAGTAGTCGAGTTCTGCAATTTTGGCAAGAGTATTCCTATATGCCTCACTTTGTCCATTTATGGCAATCTTAACAGAAGGAAATGCCTGTATTTTACCACCGCACTCTTTCACCCGCTCATTAAGCCATTCGATTAGTTTTGTTTTCATTGCGCCGCTCCATACTCAATGGCGAAACCTTGCTCAATAGCATTGTAAATGTCGAAATGCAAAGAAAGGGCTAAACTGTCAATTTGACGGAGTTCGGAGAAGTCAATATAGGTAAGGGCGAAACTTGAGTTAGGGTTCGTTAGTATATCTTTTATCACTCCGGTATAGTATTTAGTCATTCTTTTTATTCCTATTTTCTCCGTAATCCACTCAATCGGATTTTCTATCGTTTCACCCGTTACGGGGTGTTGCATCGGCGTTTGGAGTAGGGACAAGGGGCGTAATATCAGTTTGTTCCCTTCTTCTGCAATTATTGCACTCAAATTATTACCGCCAAGTTTTTTAATAATTGATATTTGCATCCAATCGAAAAAGACTGACACTTCATACGGCAAATAAGCGCAAAAGATTTCGAGTTTAGTTTTCATTGTTTTTTCTTTCTTGTTGGAATTGTAAATCTGAAAGTTATACCGCCCGAAAGGATAAGGAACATAATAACCCAAAAAAGAAAGTCATTCATTGGATTTTTCCCCCGTCAGATTATTTGTTAAAAACGTAATAATATCATTTCTTGCGTACTTTTCCCTTGTATGCTCCGAAACGTCCCTATGCAGGTCGTATCTGTCAGAGTACCATGTAAGAAAATTGTAAAGTAGGGTTTCTTTGGTGCTTATTTCTTCCCACTTGCTTAATCTTTCTTGGTCTATTCCGTCCTCAATGAAGGTTGTCATGATTTCCCTCTTTTATTTTAGTTAGTATTTCTTCAAGTGTGTTTATTTTTCTTGTGATTATACTTGCGTATAGAGTTGATATTTCTTCGTCTGTTATTTCTTCTTCGTATAGCCCTCTGTCTGAAATTGGAAGTGCAGAATGAAATGTAATGCGGTACGACGGCTTTCCATAGCCCAAGTGGAAAAGAATATCAAGTAATTTTTCCAATTCTTTTTTTATGATTTCTTCCGTCATTTCTTTATCCCCCACTTCTTGCAAAGTTCCAAAATCTTGTTATAGTCTGTTTCGTTGAACCGCCGTTGCAAGCCGCTCTCAAATCCGTAAATAACGTGGAGTTTTAGCCCTTCTGTATCTCTAATGTAGGTGTGTGTGTGTTTCCGATTCCACCTTTCATTACGAAATTTAATCGGTAAATCAGTGTCTTCAAACTCAAAATAACGCTGTTTCGGTTTTCTCGGTTTGTCGTTTTTCGGGGCGCGGCGTTCCGGTACTTGTTCGCATTTAGGTATAACATCGCTTCCAAAATCCGTGCCAAGTGGATTGTAAATACCTGTTTCGCGCCTATTCCATGTCCCTTCGCCTTCACAGCCCGAAAATGTTACGAACTGTCTTTTGTAACGTTGTGTCATTTTTCACCCTCTGTTATGTGGTTCTACATACTCAATTCCTAACCAATCGAAAAACTCTTTTTCGGAGTTCCATACAGGCGGCAATGTAGGTTTTGTCGTCTTGCAAGTCCATACCTTATCTTGGGGGGCGCACTCCGATTCCCGTCTAAGTCCGTCCTTAGTACCTACCCAACCAAGTTTGCGCCAGCCGGAAGCAAGTACGTTTTTCGCAAAGTCGGCACTTCCGGTTCGGATAGCAAATTGTCGGTAAAAATCGTATTTTTCAGGTAGGAATAAGTCAATCTTAATATCTTTTTGGTATAGAAGTTTCAAGTACCTACCTGTATTTATATCGCCCTGCAAAATCGAAACATTGCTCCTTAGAACGTCGCAAAACCCTTTACTCCGAACAGGAGCGTCGTCAAAAAGCCCCGAATTTTCCATTAAAGGAAGTGCGACAATTTCAACATCTTTCACGTCCTTTTCCTGCATTGACGGCGTTATTAAAGCGCGTCGGACGCTTCCTGCAACTGTTAAAATCTCGCAGAAAGGATAGAGTTCTTGACCTAACTCTATGAAGGCGCGGTATGCTGTTTCGTAGGTCATTTTTCCCCCTGCTTGAACTCCGGCACTACTAATTGGTTTTTTTGCATAGTGCCATTGTAAAAATAATACGTGAAAAAATAATCATAATCATATACAGGTACTACATTCACCTTAAATATAATTCCTTCGTTTTCGGGTAGTGCCGAATATTCTTTTATGTTATCTTCAAAGTTCCACCATTTATGGCTATAAAACAGACTGTACCAACTGCCATATCTTTTTTGTATTTCTGCTTCGTGGTCGTATTTATCGCACGGTTCTGCTTTGCCTGAAACAGAAATGTGATAACTAAATTCACACTCATGCCCGTAACATTCTTTTAGTTCAATCATTTTTACCCCTCACTTTCAAATTCTTTTTTAAGTTCTTCGTACTGTTTTCTTCTTTTGTTCTTTGCGCGTTCTTCCGATTTTTGACGTGCCTTAATTATAGCGTCGGAATCTTCTGCTAAGTTTTCGGCGGTTATTATGAGAAAATCAGATTGATAAGCCCCAACAAATTCCAGCCCTATTGTCCCGTCACCCCTTAATTCGACAAAGGTCGGCTCTTTTTTATAGACATCACCGTTATAGACAATAGCATAATCCCGCGCCCTCTCATAAAGCGTTTTGAGTTCTTCGGTTGTGATTTTCATCTTAATTCACCTCAAAAAGTAACGTTAAAAAAATGTCAAGTTTTTCAGGGGATTGGAAGGATTGCAGGGGAAACCACTTGTCGGGCGGCGTTGCAATATGAATTATCACCTTATCTATCGTGGTATCCCCTGTGTCGGAATAGGTAAATGTACCTATTGTTGTGTCCCTGACTTCCTGCCCGTCGTAAAAATCGGTAAAATGCTTTTTCAGAACTTCGTCAAAGGATTTCATTTTATTTCTTTCTTGTAAAATATGTGAATGTAGTAAATGCTTTTGTTTATGTAGTAATAATATATCCACGTCTGTCTATAAAGACAGAGTCAATTTCAAGTTTAATCTTCTTCATTCATTATCCCTTTCAACAAGACCTTGAAAGTTTCTAAATCCCTCACGATGTAATACTCGAAACCATGCTTCATGACAAGTTCCGCCCAAGTTACTTGCCCCGCGCTCGCCGTCCCTGTCGTAGTTTTCAACTCAATAAAGAACGCTTTTCCGCCCCAGTAAAACGTAAAATCGGAACGCCCCGCCTGTAAACCCTTATTCCTGTTTCTCGCTCCGTCAATTTTATTCCGGCTGTTTCCGAGATTGTAGCATAGCAAGCCCCGCAAACTTGGGTATGAGTTGTGAAACCATGTGTAACATTTTTGGTGCAATAGGTCTTCGGAGTTGATATTGAACGTTTCCATATCTACGCCCGATTCGCGCGTATTGAACTCTGAAAAGTCTAATAACTCGTACAACAGATAACCATTACCAATTATATCCACGTATCTTGACTGTGTGTTTAATCCTATAATTTCTTCGCCCTTATTTGGAAATGCAAAGTCAATCCTATTTGAGTTTCCGTAGGTCGTTACAGTCGCAACCACCCCTGCATATTCGGCAAGTAAAGTACCGCGCTCTTTTGCTATTGCTTCAATACGGGCGTACCGTACCTCTTTTACTTTCGGATTGCCTTCTATTTCTTCCATTTCTTCGCTCCGTTAAATGTTGTTATTGTGCGAAAATTGTTTTGTCTTTATCCTGTATAATCGCGTAAGAAATACGCTTTTCAATATCTGACACGAATAAATCTTCCGTACCAAATTCTAAACCGAACGCCCCCTATCGAGTAAGTCTATTGTGATATTTAGACGCTCTCCGTCATCCCCTATGCCGTGAAAGTGGATTGTGTTTTTTGCGAAATAACAAAATCTTACTTTCGCGCTACCGTATTTTTCAGTGAAGTAACTTAGTGATACCTTCATCTCCGTTCGCTCCGTTAAAATTAGACATAACTCACCCCCTTAAGAAATTTCTTCCTTATCTTTTTCTTTCTTTCTTTTCTCACGTATACATATAAAGAAAAGAAAGGGTATATATATAAGAGAGGGCTATTGAGGGATAGGCGTTACCTTCTTATTGTAAGTCCGGCGGTTAAGAACCTTGTTAATGCCTGTTTCTGTAAAAATCAGAAGCGGCGAATTTTTCTTACTTTTACTGTAAGAGTAATCAATCGGCTGTTTCAAATTGAAACGTTTGTAGTGCATTAAGGTACGCAAAGTGATACCCGCTTTGCAACATAATTCTTTTGCTGTCATGTCCCCTCTGTGTTAATGTTTGAACTCATTACAAAAATACGAATCTAATTCATGCAATGCAGGTGTTTTCTAAAATATATTTTCTAACCTGAAACGCCCCGCTCCCTCCAAACGTGCATAGCCCAACCACGACCGTACTCCATTTCCCTTGCAAAGCCCCGAAGTTCCGAAAGGGTATTTAGTTCCGCCCATGCCGTTTTCGCCCTTATACGCCGTTCTTTGACAGCCGTAGCAAGGTTTTTAACAAGATTAGGTTTGTACCGTAATTCAGTGAGAAGGATTTCTTCATTCATTCCGCCCCGCTCTTTTGCAGGATAGACGTAACCGCAAAACTCACATTCGGTTGATGTCATAGGCAAAAGTGCTTCACATTCGGGGCAAACTTTCAAAGGACGTGGTTTTTCCGCGCCTTTGTCCCTTTTCGGCTGTTTTTTCAAACTCCACTCTCTCGGCTCTTGCCAAAATCCTAATCTTGCGACGTTGCCGCCAAAGTCAAGAATTGTAAATCGCTCTTTACCCTCTGCAATCCTGCTGCCACGTCCGCACATTTGGAGAAACAGGGGTAATGATACAGTTGCGCGGTACAGTATAATACAAGAAATGTCCGGCACGTTAAACCCCGTCGTAGCAACTCCACAGTTGCACAAAACAGCGTTCGGAGTATTCCGATACCAATAGAGTAGGTTTTCGCGCTCTGACGGGCTTGTAAAGCCGTCTAAGTGCCTTGCTTGTATTCCGACATCTTGGAACTCTTTACATACTTCTTTGCTATTTTCGATATTTGACGCAAATAAAACGGCTTTTTGGTTCGGAGTGTGTTTTAGATAGTTTGCGACAACGCCCCTATACGTTTTGTTCTCGGTGTAATATCGGCTTGTATCGTAATCATCCCCTGTTTTTTTTAGCCCCGCCAAATCTATCGGAACTGAGTAGGTAACGGCGTTACTTAGGTAACCTTGCGCGATTAATTCCGGCGTATCTATACCCTGAATTAAATCGGTATAAAATTCGCTTAGACAATGTTGGTTATGCCGCCTGTATGGAGTAGCGGACGCGCCAATAACGAAAGCCGTCGGAGAAACCAAAGGAAAAATTTTCGTGAAATTCTCCAAATGGCATTCATCAAAAATTATCATTGTCCGGCTATTGATAAACTCGGCAAGTGTGGAGCGTCGGCTATGGAACGTTTCAACCATGCCTATTGAAATTGCCGCGTCCTTAGGTGCTGTTTTAGTGTTCGCTGTTATCAGTTGCGCCCCTTGTAATCCTTCGGCGGCTTGCTCTAATAACAAGTCTCTGTGTGTCAAAATCAGTGCCTTTCCGCCGCGTTCTGTATGACGTGAAACCATGTAAGAAAACATGACGGTTTTACTTAGCCCGCGCCCGTCGGGGCGCAAAGGACAACACGCTTGTTTCCTTTTTTGAACGACTCCCTCAGGGCGCGGATTAAAATAAGTTGATAATCTCGTAAAATCACTGTAACCATCCCCAGTTTTTTTTTGATATAATGTTATTTATACACGCCTCGCTTACGCTGTATTCTTTTGCAAGTTCCTTCATCGTTACAACACGTTTGTGATACCTTTTTCTAATATCTTTCACCTGCATTTCTGTTAATTTGTGAAAATTACATTTTATGCCCTGTCTGCTTTTACCTGTCTGCAAACCAGTTCTATACGCGTGAACCCTGTTTTCGCTACGAGTTGCCCATTCTAAGTTTTCAAGTCTATTGTCGTGTTTTATGCCGTTTATATGATTTACTTGGGGCTTGTTTTCAGGGTTATCTAAAAAAGCCATCGCTATAATTCTATGAAAAAACTTAGAATTGCTTTTTTGTTTTACTTTCAAATTAACCCTGCAATATCCATCTGCATCATATCTCATTTTTAAATTTTTAGGTTTCAGATGACTACTCCCCGCCTTTCTTCTTATGTATCCAGTGTTGGAAACTTCGTAATAAAATTCAAATCCAACAACATCTTTCCAAACTTCAATCATAAAAACTCCGAAATATAAAACGGCAAAAGCCGATTCAATAAATAAGATGTGCAAGGTCAGTCACAACCTTTGAAACTTTCGTTCCATTCTTACTATTAAATCGGCTTTTGCCGCAATGTATTTTTGCAAAATGTGACTGTTTTGCACTACAAATATACCACTATTTTTTGAGTCCGCAATATATTTTCTCATTTTTTTCGGTCGGAGCGCAAAGAACGACGCGCCGGTGTCCGGCTTTGAAGGATAGCCGTAGTTTGTTTATCAAATCCTGTTGGTA